CTGACTTCTGTGATCAGTGGGAGATAGATGCAGGTGACTTAGGTTTATTGTATGATGTAAGGGAGCACCGTGTGGTATTTCCTGTGATACATAACAACATCATGGTGGATGCCACAGGCAGAGCACTAGGAAAAAAGTTACCTAAATGGAAAAGATATGGAAAAAACTCCTTGCCATACGTATTTGGATGTGGTAAAACTGGAGTAGTCGTTGAGGACTGTGTGAGTGCAGCTATTGTAGGTGCGACAGGCGGTTCTGGATGCTCAGAGGGTGATGTATATGTCGGGGTAGCAGTGTTGGGTACGTCACTCTCTGAGGTACATAAGAAGTACTTATCACAGTTCGATACGATTGTAGTTGCGTTAGACCCCGATGCCTTACCGAAGACACTACAGTTTGCAAAAGAATTACGTGGCTACGCAAACAGAATAAAAGTATTACGCTTGACAGACGATCTGAAATATCGTAATCCTACCGACATAGAAAACTTAAACACACTAGGAGATACATAATGGAATTATCATTAATAAGAAGTCTAATGGACAAGGAGTTCTACGATTCCCATCGTGGTGCTAAATGCCCTGACAGATTATTCAGTAAGGATGTTCGTAAGATCAAGCAGTCAATTGACAGGGCTATGGATCGTTATGAACGCACCGTTACACCAGACGAGATTGAGGCACTGTTCATGTCTAACAATCCAACACTTACTACGGCACAGAAACAGGCTTATAGTTCACTGTTCAATCAGGTAAAGAAGGAGTCACCTATGGGTGGTGACGTAGCACAAGAGGTGCTGTCTAAGCTGTTCCAACAGGTAGTAGGTGAGGACATTGCTAACCTTGGCTTTGACTATGTTAATGGTGATAAGAATAGTCTTGAGCCTCTACGTAGTCTACTGGAGAAATATGCAGATGACTTTACTCCTGATCTAAACATTGATTGGGATGATATTGAGATTGATACATTGCTCAACATGAATGATCTTGAATCTCAGTGGTCTTTTAACATACCTAGCCTTACACGTAAGGTAGAAGGTGTCAATGCAGGTCACTTGATTGAGGTGGGTGCTAGACCTAACACAGGTAAAACATCCTTCCATGCCTCATTGATTGCAGGTCCGAATGGGTTTGCTCATCAGGGTGCTAAGTGTGTTATACTATGTAATGAAGAAGCATCACATCGTGTTGGCGCAAGATATCTTACAGCAGCTACAGGTATGACAATGCAAGAGGTCAAGAACAATCCTGCAAGAGCACGTGACGCTTACGATGCGGTAAAGAAACATATCAAGATTAAGGATGCGAGTGATCGTGACATGGCATGGGTTGAGTCCGTATGCAAATCGTACAAGCCTGACATTGTAATACTTGACATGGGTGATAAGTTTGCAAGGACAGGTGGCTTTGCTAGACCTGACGAGGCACTGAAAGCTAATGCTATCTATGCCCGACAGATTGCTAAGTCTCATAACTGTGCTATCTTTTACATGTCTCAGCTATCCGCAGAGGCAGAGGGTAAGGTTCTACTCAATCAGAGTATGATGGAAGGTTCACGTACTGGTAAGGCAGCAGAGGCAGACCTAATGGTATTGATTGCTAAGAACCCAGTGGTTGACGGTCAAGAGGAAGAGGATACACAACGTCACCTAAACGTGGTCAAGAATAAACTGAGTGGATGGCATGGAGTTGTTCACTGTGAATTGGAATACAAAACAGCGAGGTATACAGTATGATAGAGGTAGACATCTCTGATAAAATGTGTAGTGGTATGTCTACTCAAGACATGGGTGAATTTGTTAAAGCTTTATATGACAAAGAAAGGTCGGGTCATTTATATGTTATATCAAATGATGCATGGCCTGAGTGGGTTAAGATTGGTATGGCTGTTGATGCAAAAGACAGACTGAAAGGGTATCAAACAAGTTCACCTCTACGTAACTACAAATTGATACACTCAGTATACTTTGAGGATAGACATAAAGCAGAGCAAAAGGCACATGTGCTTGCTGCAACTAAAACAAAACCTCCTTGGAATAAACCCGACAATGGTGAATGGTTTAGACTAACACACGAGGAAGCAATACAAATAGTGGAGAGCATAAATGATTGATGTAACTTTAATAGATAGCATGGGCAGTGATCTTACTGTGGTAAATGCTGCACGTGTTAGCTTCAACAAGAAGAGTGATTGGGATGAAGATAATACACTTACCGTAACTGATAGTATTCTTATATCATATCTTGCAAGACATAAACACATGTCACCCTTTGGTCATTGCTTTGCTACGTTTCATGTCAAAGCTCCTGTGTTTGTGGCTAGGCAGTTAGTCAAGCATAAGTTCCTACGTTGGAATGAAGTTAGTAGACGTTACGTTGACCATGAGCCTGAGTTTTATGAGCCTACCACATGGAGAAAGCGCAGCAAAGATAAGAAGCAGGGAAGTTCAGGTGAAATTACATTGGGATACAAGACTATTAGTACACTTGCTAAGAACGCAGTATGGTATCGTAAAACCTATAAGAAACTTATTGATGATGGCATTGCACCAGAGCAAGCACGTATGACACTTCCGTTGTCCTTAATGACAGAGTGGTACTGGTCTGGTAGCTTGGATGCTTGGTCAGATATGTGTAAACTTAGACAGAGCGAGGATACACAAGAAGAGACACGGTTAGTTGCTAACTCAATTAGTATGGACATGGGTACATTGTTTCCTGACTCATGGAAAGCATTACTGGTGTACAACAGATGAGCGAACAGTACTGTACAACAAAAGGATTAGGATGGGCGTTCCTAGTATGTATATTATTTATACTAGGTGTACCTGTGGGTATGTGGTTAGTATTAGAAGGGGCATCATGGTACGAAACATTCAGCATGATGAACCCAATGTTCTAGGAGACAGGCATGAGAAGATATAAAGAAGTAAAATGCCATTTGTGTAAGGAATACTTTGACACAACTAAGCACACGTCCTGTCCAAAAAAATCATGTAGGTCAATGGGTGAATTAAAAGAATGGTTTATTGATAAACGTAAAGGTATTTCAAAAGAAATTAGGCACATGACACAGGAAGAAAGACAACGTGCCAAAGAAAGAGAGGAGGCTAACACATGTACACAGTCGAGTTTGAAAAAGATGCCTCAATAGTTACATCATTAGATGAGACTGATAGATTTGAGGATGTAGAGATGGTGATAGGTGAGGATGACACTGTTTATTTAAGACAGTTTGAACCTAATCTAAATGAACATCAAATTATTTACATATCGTATCAACAACTATTAGATTTAGTAACCTCTTTGAATAGTACAGAGGGAGCGTTCTATGCAAAACTAAGAGGAGGAACACTACATGACACATAAGGATATGTTTGACGAAATAAGATTAAACACTTTTGTTAAGAGATTAGGACTAAGCATTGATGAAGTTGAACACGCATTAAGTTTGTATGCACACAATAAAAGGTTTGACAAAGAGCTTGATGAGCATTATAACGTAGATAACGACACAATAGATGAAGACTGGGATGATTGGCATCCTAACGATTTATAGGAGAGTAAATGAAACTGACACTCGACATAGAAAACACTGTGACCAAACGAAATGGCAAGCTACACCTTGATCCATTCGAGCCAGATAATACAATGGTTATGGTGGGTATGCTAGATGATCTTGGACACGAGGACATTGTAACATTCGATCATTCAGAGCAACAACCTACCACAGAGGGGCGGTACATTGTCCAAAAGAAACTGGATGATGCCGCCCTTCTAATTATGCACAATGCGTCACACGATCTAATGTGGTTATGGGAGTCGGGATTTACCTACGAGGGTGAGATATTTGATACCATGCTAGGTGAGTATGTACTACAGCGTGGACAGAAAGAACCATTATCCCTTGAGGCTTGCGCTGATAGGTATGATCTTGACACTAAGAAACAGGACAGTCTCAAGGAGTGGCTAAAGGCAGGTAAGTCTGTACGTGACATGGATCACACTGAGTTATCTGACTACCTGTCTGCTGATCTACATGCTACTCAGCAATTATATGACCGTTTGCGGATACAGTACGAGGAGTGCAACTCACTGGAAGCAACGATCAAACTGACTAATCAATTGGCGGTACACCTTGCACGTATTTATCAGCGTGGGTTTACCGTTGACACAGAAGCTTTGGAAGCTGTGCGTATAGAGTTTGAACAGGAACGTGATACATTGACACGTGAACTAGAAGAACAGGTACGTCAGTTGATGGGTGATCGTCCTATCAATCTCAATAGTCCAGAGCAATTGTCTTGGGTTATCTATAGTAAGAAGCCCAAGGATAAAAAGGTATGGGCAGATTTGTTTGAGCCTTACATGCCTGACGCAGACTACCGTTCAACGGTACACAACAACTCTATTAAGTTGTATAAGCAAAAAGCAAAGCAGTGTCGTGATTGTAATGGCACTGGATACATGTACAAAACACGAAAGGATGGTACACGATATGCTAAACCCAATAAATGTATTTCTTGCAGTGCTACTGGCTATATCTTTATGGACATCAGTAGCTCAGTTGCAGGTTTAAAGTTCAATGCTCCCACCGCAAAATGGACTTCAGCTAACGGTTTCGCCACAAGCAAGGACAGACTTGTATACCTTGAAGGTGTGGCTAGATCACGTAATATGCAGGACGCAGTTAACTTCTTACAACGAGTTCGTAGGCTGTCTGCCGTTGATACATATCTATCAAGCTTTGTGGAAGGTATCAACAACTATGTAAAACAGGACGGTAAGCTGCACGTTAGCTTACTGCAACACAGGACTGCCACTGGTAGATTGTCAGGGGCTAACCCTAACATGCAGAACATGCCACGTGGCGGTACATTCCCTGTCAAACGTGTATTCAAATCACGTTGGGATGGCGGTCAGATTATGGA